CAATATTCAGAATGGCTATGTGTTCGTGAGTCAATTCGTGTAACTACCGTAAAGCCTTCAGGATCTGTCTCATTGCTTTCTGGGGCATCTCCAGGAGTTCACTGGTCTGTTGGTGGAGAATATTTCTTACGTGCAATTCGTTTTGGAAATACAGATCCAATGTTGCATTTATTTAAAGCAGCAGGGTATAAAATTGAAGATGACTTAGTATCAGCAAATACTAGCGTAGTATACTTCCCAGTATCTTCAGGACATCCAAGATCTGAGAAGGATGTAAGTTTGTTTGAAAAGATTGGTCTTGCTGCAACAACACAGAAGTATTGGTCAGATAACGGAGTCTCTGTAACTTTATCTTTTGACAAAGAAACAGAAACAAAGCATATTGCTCCAGCACTTCATATGTATGAGGGTCAATTAAAAGCAGTTTCATTCCTTCCAATGGGAAATCATACTTATCCACAACAGCCATACACACAAATTACTAAAGAAGAGTATGATGCTTATGTTGGAAAAGTTGCTCATATTAATTTTGATGCAATTTATGACGGTATTGAGAATCTTGATTCCGTTGGAGAAATGTATTGCACAACAGATTATTGTGAAATTAAGGTAGAGACTAGTAACTAAAAATAAACCTTAGTGTGGTAAAATAGAGTAATAATGACTACTGCCTCTAATTTATATGCCGAGAAAATTTTTGCTGAGCATCCTCTTGCAATTTGGCCATTAGATGATTCAGCAGACTATATTTCTTTAATATCAGAAGCACAAAGAGATATTAATACTTGGACTAAAACAGCAGGAACAGTTATTTCTGGATCAACTCCAGTTTTTAATGGAGAGGATCAAATTCAACCATTTCCAGATAGTTATCGTAAGGTTTTTAGATCTACGCTTCCTGTTGCACCTTCAAATACAACATCTTATATTAAAAGTGCAAACTTAGTAAATTTTCAATCTTTAAATCCTACATTACAAACTTTTGCTTTAAGCACGTACTACTATACAGCAAGTACAAATATTGTTTCAATATCTATTGGTTATGAGTATGATGGAGGATCACAATTTAAAGATTTTACAGTTATTGAATCAGAGGTTTGGACTCCAATTACAGCAACATTTACTTTTCCAGATCTTGATAAAGAATTTAAATTTGTTATAAAAGTTGTTTCATCTCCAGGAGGAGCAACCGTTGCAGACTATAATATTCATTTTAATGGAATTACTGCAGGTCAACATAGCGAAGAATTTAATGCAACATCATTAGGCCAAACAAAACTTTCAAGCCCAGCAACTATTAACTTATCTTTAGATGGGGTTGTTGAAGCAAATGCTTATGGACTTAATGCAAATAGTGGATACTATGTTGTTGACAACAATTCGTTAAGTGGTAAAAATTTTGGTGTACCTCTTGTTTATGGATCAGACAGGGCAGTTCAGTTAATTCCACACTCAGAAATAATTGACTATAGAACTTGGGAACAGGTTGCTGAAGAAAGTTGGTCTTATTGGAAAAATGAAGAAGAATCTTGGGGACAGGTTAATTATTTTGAAGATGAAGCAGATTTAATTACAAATACCCAACCATCTTTTATTTTTCCAGGGTATGGATTTTTAAATGAATCTGGAAGGCATAATGACTATACATTAGAGATCTGGCTACAAGCAGATGTAAATACAACAGATGCAAAAAGAATTTTAGGACCCATAGCATCAACTGATGGATTGTATGTAAAAGACTCATTTTTAACTTTAGTAATTGATGGAGATTTTGTTTCACATTTTGTTGGTGAATGGTACAGACCAATGCTTATTCATATTAAATTAATTAATAATAAAGCAATTCTTTTAGTTAATGGAGAAGAAGTTGGATCTTTAACAATTGAAACATCTTTAATAAATTTACCATCAAGTTATGACATTATTGAAACTACAAAAAGTAATGACTGGATTGCTTTATATGCATATGCAACATATGTAGATCAAATTAAGATTGATTGTATTTCTTTATATCCATATGCTATTTCAACAAATGCAGCAAAAATACATTATGTTTTAGGGCAGGGTATTCCAACAACACCAGAAATTATAGATAATTATTATGGTGGATCAACAGTAGAAATAGATTATCCATTTGCAGGATATAGCAATAATGTTACATATCCAACTACAAGGTCTTGGGATTCTGGAATTGAAGATAATTTAATTCCTGGAATATCAACACTTAAAACCCCAGACTATCAATTACCCAATTTTATACTATCTGATAATAAAACTATAACAGAACTAGAGGCTGCCAATAAATTAATTCAAACTACAGGATCTAAATTTTTTAGTTTGAAGCCATCTGGAACTTGGGGAACAGATTCCTATATATATTTTGAAAATCTTTCATTCATTTCAAATGCAATAGATTCTATTGTTGGAACATTCAAATTAGAAGAAAATCAGAATGCTATGTTTTTATACATAACAGACGGAGTAAATAGTTTTGCTATTAAAAAAGAATCTACTTTGTTAAATTATGTATTTACTTATGCTGGAGTGTCGACTACGATTAGATCGCATACCTGTCCCGTTGGAATTTTTACTGCTGGAATTCAAATTTCAAAATTAATTGCAAACAATACAACAGGTGGTCTTGCTCAATTTTTTGCAAATCCAGGATCGTTAAAAGTATATATTGGAAGTCAACCAAATAAAGAAAATATGTTTACTGGAAACATATACAATTTTGGAATTAATACATACAAGCATACATCTTTTACGTTAGACTCATACTTCTACGATGATGGAACTTTTAATTTTGCAAACTCTACTATTAATCATGTTTCTAGTTATACTATATTTTCTTTTGAAGACTATGGAAAATTTTTTATTGACATTTCAGTATTTGGATACTGGGAAGACTATATTCCATTATCGGTACTTGCAAAAGATGTCTTAGATGAAAATGGAGAAACTATAACTGACATTGATTTTATTCAATTTAATATTGATTCACCATCACCATCTGAAGTTAAAGAAGTTGGAGATACTTATTGGGTAGACAATACTGATTCAATAAATACCGATAATTTAAATGTAAGAACTTATGTTACCTTCCAAGATATTTCTCAAGGTATTACACAAACAGATTCAGATTATGCAACAACAAGTCCAGCAATTAAGAAAAAAATACTTAATTTAAATACTGAGGCAAATTGGCAAACTAAAAGGTTTGAAATTGTTGATAACTACTTAATATATCCATCAAAAGATATTGACTTTAATACTATATCAATGGTATATTCTGTTAGATTTAAAGTATTTGGTATCTTACATAATAAACTTTCATTAAGAAAAATAGAGTTTGCAGCAAAAAGTTTAAATGCAAATGGTTCAAATCCAATAACAAGTAGATATGGAATAGATCTAGTTCCATATAAATTAGCAAGTGGTATTCCTGTTTACAAAGGAATCAATCCATATGTTATTGACAAAGAAAGTGTTCCATACTTATACCTTACAAGAAAAAGCGGGATTGAATTAAGAGACGGACTAAACAATTTAAATCGTGGACTAGGTATTGACATTAATTTAGGTTTAGATGCCAAGTATTCTTTAAGTGCTATTCAAATGTTTATTCGTTCAGATTTATGGGCATTCCCTCAAAATCCAGTTTTAATATTTGAAATAGAGTATGCAAGTGATACAATAGAATTTTACATTCAAGCAAATTCATCAAATGCAGACAGGGCAATTATTTTTGCTAAAACAAAATCCGATGGTTTGCAATTTACAGAATTATTTTATTATTTAGATGGACTTTATGTAGCAGAGCCAACTATATCAATCCAAAGATGGGCAGTTTTGGGCATATCGTTCCCAGTTAATTTAAGTTTAAATTCATATGCTGGAAAAATAAATCTAAAGCATCTAATGACTTTTAACAACATTTCTTTTTATAAAGGAACTAATTCACAACTTGAACAGCAAATTTTGTTTAGAAAATGGAGTGAAATAGCACTGCAAAACTGGAATGTTTGGGACGATTCAAATTGGGACAACGTTTTAGTTAAGAGCAGAGATAGTAGATATATTGTTAATGCGGGAGAAGTGTATAAGAACTATGTTGGTACAAATAAATACATTATAGATGACAATGAGGGTATTTATATAGAAACTGATTATTTAAAGGTGTTTAAAGACGCAGTTTGGCAAAGTTCTGTATCGACTGTAGCATAATATGGTATACTAATGGTTATGAGAGAAAAAAAACCAGGAGAAGTTGGTAAGTCCAAGATTAAACTTATTGAAAAACAGTATGACTGGGGTTTATATTTTTGGGAAAAACCCAATGGTAAGGTCTTTGGAGATGGTCACGGAAACCTTTTAAACATTCCTGCACGTAAAGGTGATCTTGAAAAGATCATGGAATTACGCAAAGCAGCAGAGTATTGGGGTCAGCCAGAAGGAAAGCCAGTTTTCCATCCTGGTGTAAACCGTGTAAGCGAGATGGAATACTCTGAGCAGATTGCCAGAATGAAAGAAGGACTCATTCCTAATATGAATGATTTGGGTGCCGTTCATGCAGCACAACAAACAATAAAGGAGCATGGTTCTGATGATTGATGAAGAAGAGTACTATATTGGTGCAAGTATTGACAATCTTGCAGACAAAGATGATGAATTTAAAAAGAACGATCCTTTTAATAAAAACTGGGATTTTATTAAAGATTTAAATAATCTTGATCAAAATTTTAAAAGACGTGTTGCTCGTAGTATTGGCAAAGCAATAGATCCAAACACCGCATACTTAGATAGCGCAAATGCAGTTCAGTCTGGAGCAGACAATACAAAATCAAAAGCCATAAATCCAGGAACAGCAGTTAGAAATGGTTATGGACTTTTTGATGTAATTACACCTCCTTACAACCTTTATGAATTAGCAAACTTTTACGATACATCTTTTGCAAACCACGCAGCAATTGACGCTAAAGTAGAGAACGTTGTTGGTCTTGGTTATGACTTTGTTGTTTCTTCACGTACCATGCTAAAACTTGAGAACGTTGAGGATGAAAATTCTCTTGGTCGTGCTCGCAAAAGAATTGAAAGAGCAAAAATTGAAATGCGTGATTGGTTAGAAAATCTTAATGATGATGATAGTTTTACAAAAATTATGGAAAAAATTTATGTAGACGTACAGGCAACTGGAAATGGATACATGGAAGTTGGTCGTAAAGTAACAGGAGAGATTGGTTACATTGGTCATATTCCATCAACAACAATGCGTGTTCGCAGACTAAATGACGGATATGTTCAGATTATTCAACCAGCAGTTACATATTTTAGAAATTTCGGGGCAAAGAATCAAAACCCAGTAACGACAGACACAAGACCAAACGAGGTTATTCATTTTAAACAATACTCTCCATTAAATACTTTTTATGGAGTTCCAGATATTATTTCAGCGCTTTCTTCACTTATTGGTGATCAACTTGCATCAAACTACAATATTGATTATTTTGAAAACAAAGCAGTGCCAAGATACATTGTTACACTAAAGGGTGCAAAGCTAAGTTCAGAAGCAGAAGACAAATTGTTTAGATTCCTACAGTCTGGTCTTCGTGGACAAAATCATAGAACCCTTTACATCCCACTTCCTGGAGATGGTCCAGACAACAAGGTTGAATTTAAAATGGAGCCAGTTGAAAATGGTATTCAAGAAGGATCC